TCATACGGAATGTGCTATCTTAAAAACAGGCGTTCAGGCTTTTCGTTTATGTCCTCATCAGAACTCGTGCATACAGCAACCACCTCACGTGACTCACGTTTTGGCATATTGTCAAAAACAGGGTCGGATGCTAAGAAGATGTTCACCGATAAGGTCGTACCAATATCCCTCAACTATCCGTTCTTCTTCAAACCAATCCAAGACGGAATGGACAGGCCGAAGACGGAGCTTGCGTATAGAATCCCAGCATCCAAACTTACCAGAAAGAAACTTGATCAAAATCAAGCCGTTGAGGAACTCGAAGGTCTCGATACCACCATTGACTGGAAAAACACAGGGGACAACTCATACGATGGGGAAAAATTAAAAATACTTGCTCACGATGAAAGTGGGAAATGGGAAAGACCTGATAATATATTAAATAACTGGAGGGTTACTAAAACCTGTCTTAGATTAGGTTCTAGAATTATTGGAAAATGTATGATGGGAAGTACCTCAAATTCTCTTGAAAAAGGAGGGGGTAATTTTAAAAAATTGTATTTAGATTCCGATGTAGGAAAACGAAACAAGAATGGTCAAACTAAAAGTGGACTATATTCACTTTTCATCCCTATGGAATGGAATTATGAAGGATTTATTGATATATATGGGCATCCTGTATTTGATGAACCTTTAAAAGAATTAGAAGGCCCTTTAGGAGAGGTTATAGACCAAGGAGTTATTGATCATTGGAATAATGAAGTTGAAGGACTCAAGTCTGACCCTGATGGATTAAACGAATACTACAGGCAATTTCCAAGAACAGAATCACATGCTTTTAGAGATGAAAGCAAACAATCTTTATTTAATTTACAGAAGTTATATCAACAAATAGATTACAATGATTCTTTAATAAAAGACAGATTTGTAACAAGAGGTTCTTTTTCTTGGAAAAATGGAATACAAGATACAGAAGTTATTTTTTCTCCAAATGATAGGGGTAGATTTTATGTTACATGGACTCCAAATAAACAATTACAAAATCAATACTATTTTAAAAACGGAATTAAATATCCTGGAAATGAACACATGGGAGCTTTTGGTTGTGACAGTTATGATATATCAGGGACTGTTGGTGGTGGAGGGTCAAATGGTGCATTACATGGTATGACAAAATTCCATATGGATGAAGGGCCAACTAATGAGTTTTTTTTAGAGTACATAGCAAGACCTCAAACAGCTGAAATATTTTTTGAAGATGTGTTAATGGCGTGTGTATTTTATGGAATGCCTATTCTTATTGAAAATAACAAACCACGTTTATTATATCATTTTAAGAATAGAGGGTACAGGGGGTTTTCTATGAATAGACCTGACAAAATTTACACAAAACTTTCTAAAACAGAAAAAGAATTAGGTGGTATGCCAAACAGTTCTGAAGATATAAAACAAGCTCACGCAGCAGCTATAGAATCTTATATTGAAAAACATGTAGGATTTGATTTGTCAGGTGCTTTTAGAGACTCTGATTTAATAGGTTCAATGTATTTTATTAGAACATTAGAAGACTGGGCAAGGTTTGATATTAACAATAGAACAAAATTTGATGCGTCAATAAGTTCAGGTTTAGCTATAATGGCTACACAAAAGAATCTCTACCAACCCATTAAAAAGAAATCAAAAATAAAACTTAACTTTGCAAGATATGACAATAAGGGAAGTTATAGCCAAATTATACAATAAATGGAGGATGTAAAAATCACGTTAAACGCAACTGGATTTCCTAGTCAATTTGTTTCAGACAAGGAAAAAGATTCTTTTGAGTTTGGACTACAAATAGGACAGGCTATTCAATATGAATGGTTCAGGAAAGATGGTGGACAAAGTAGATTCTATAATCAATGGGCAGATTTCCATAGATTAAGACTATATGCTCGTGGAGAACAATCAATTGCTAAATATAAAAATGAACTTGCAATAGATGGAGATTTAAGTTATTTAAATCTTGATTGGACTCCTGTACCTATTATTCCCAAGTTTGTAGATATTGTTGTAAACGGAATGGCCGATAGGATGTTTAAAATAAATTCCTATGCGCAAGATGGAATGTCTTTGGATAAAAGAAGCCAATATCAAGTTGCTTTAGAAAAAGATATGTTAGCAAAACCTCTTATGCAGCAGATTCAGCAGCAAACAGGTATAGATGTATTTGCTACATCAGAAGAGGATATTCCAAATACTTCAGAAGAGTTGGCATTACATATGCAGCTTAAGTATAAGCCTTCTATTGAAATAGCTTCAGAAGAAGCAATCAATACTGTTTTAGCTGAAAATAGATATTACGAAATACAAAAACAATTATACTACGATCAAACTGTTTTAGGAATAAGTATTTGTAAAAACTCATTTAAACCAGGTTCAGGTATATCAATAGAATATGTTGATCCAGCTAATGTAGTTTATAGCTATACTGAAGATCCTCATTTTGATGATTGTTTTTATTGGGGTGAAATTAAAACACTTCCAATTACAGAATTAAAAAAAATAGATACTACTTTAACAAGACAGGATATGGATGAAATATCCAAATACAGTCAAAGTTGGTATGATTATAATAATACAGCTCAATATTACAACAACAGCTTATTTAGTAAAGATAGTGCTACGGTATTGTTTTTTAATTACAAAACAACTCACACTTTTACTTATAAGAAAAAAGTAAATTCAGTTGGAGCTGAAAAAGTAATTGAAAAAGAAGATACTTTTAATCCTACAGATGAAATGATGGAGGAGGGTAATTTTGAAAAGGTATCTAAAACCATAGATGTTTGGTATGAAGGTGTAATGGTAATGGGTACTAGTATACTTTTAAAATGGCAGATGGCTGAAAACATGGCTAGACCTCAATCAGCATCACAGGAAGTATATCCTGAATATGTAGCTTGTGCGCCTAGAATGTATAAAGGTGTATTTGAATCACTTACAAGACGTATGATTACGTTTGCAGATTTAATTCAGATTACTCATTTAAAACTTCAACAAGTAATATCTAGAATTGTTCCAGATGGTGTATTTATAGATGCAGATGGTCTTAATGAAGTAGATTTAGGAACTGGACAAGCATATAATCCAGAGGATGCACTTAGAATGTTTTTTCAAACAGGTAGTGTTATTGGTAGAAGCTATACTCAAGATGGAGATTATAACCAAGCAAAAGTTCCTATTCAACAATTAAACAGTAGTTCAGGTCAAGGCAAAATTCAAAGTTTAGTTGGAACATATAATCATTACATGCAAATGTTAAGGGATGTAACAGGATTAAATGAAGCTAGAGATGGCTCAACTCCTGATTCTTATTCTTTAGTTGGACTACAAAAGTTAGCCGCATTAAGTAGTAACACCGCAACAAGACATATATTAGATTCAGGACTTCAAATAACACAAAGGTTATGTACTGCATTATCTAGTAGAATTGCTGATGTTTTAGAGTATTCTGATTTTAAAGAAGAATTTGTAAATCAAATAGGTAAGTTTAATGTAGGGATACTTGATGAGATTAGTAAATTATATTTAAGTGACTTTGGTATATTTATAGAAATAGAACCAGACGAAGAGGAAAGAAAAATGCTTGAACAAAATATTCAAATGGCTCTTCAAAGAGATTCTATAAATTTAGAAGATGCTATTGATATTCGTGAAATAAGAAATATAAAATTAGCTAATCAAGTTTTAAAATTAAAAAGAAAATCCAAAGAAGACACTATACAAGAACAAAAAGCTGCTGCTGCTCAACAACAAGCTCAAATAAATCAACAGTCTCAACAAATGGCTGCTCAAGCTAAGATGCAACAATTTGTAATGGAACAGAAAGCTCTAATTCAATTAGAGGAAGCTAAAATGAAATTTGGTGTTCAAAAAATGCAGGGTGAAGCTTCTATAAAAGCTGAGTTAATGAATCTTGAATTTTCATTACAAATGAAATTAAAAGGAGTAGATGTTGAAGTGGCTAAAATGCAACAAGAGGGATTACAGAAAAGGGAAGATGAAAGAGAAGGTGCTAAATCTAAACGAATATCTCAAGCTAATACAGAGCAATCTAAATTAATAGAACAAAGAAAAAATAATCTACCATCAGTAAGTTTTGAATCTAACGAAGATAGTCTTGATGGTTTTGATCTTGCTGAATTTGAGCCTAGATGATTAAAATAATTAAATATTAACTTTGTAAAAATAAAATCAAATGGAATTTAAAGTAAAAGAAGTAAACCCTGTAACAGAAAAATCTGTTCAGGAAGTAGAAGCAAAACTGCTTGAAAAACATGATGAAGAATTAACACAGGTAGAAACTACTTCTGTTGAAGATACAAGTGTAAATAAAGTAGATGAAGAACCGATAAATGAAGATATCGGATTAAAAGACGAAGATGTTCTTTCATATATTAAAACCAGATATAATAAAGATATATCATCTGTAGATGATTTGTTTGTTGAAAGAGAGCAAGCAAAAGATTTACCTGAAGATGTTTCTAAATATTTAGATTATAAAAAAGCTACAGGGCGTGGATTTGAAGATTTCGTAAAAGTAAATAAAAATTACGATGACTTAAATGAAGACCAGGTATTAGAAGAGTACTATTCTTTAACTGAATCAGACTTAGATAGTGAAGACATTTATTATCTAATGGAAGAAAAGTTTTCATATGATGAAGAGTTAGATGATGAAAAAGAGATAAAGAAAAAGAATATTGCTAAAAAAAGAGAACTTTCAAAAGCAAAAACATATCTTAATGAGTTAAAAGAAAAATACAGAGTTCCTCTTGAGTCAAGTGGGGGTTCTATTTCTGAAGAACAAGCTAAAGATATACAAGCTTACAAGAGTTATATAGAAAATTCAAAGTCAGCTGAAGAAGTTGCTAAAAGAAAAAGTGAGTTTTTCAAAAAACAAACAAGTGAAGTTTTTAATTCCGAGTTCAAAGGTTTTGAGTTCAATGTAGGAGATAAAAACGTAAACTATTCTTATGGCGATGCTGCTGAAATGAAGTCTAAACAAAGCGATTTAAACAATTTTATTGGCAAGTATGTTGATGATAATGGTTTAATTAAAGATGCTAAAGGGTGGCATTCGGCATTAGCTGCTGCAATGGATCCTCAGCGTTTTGCCAATTATTTTTATGAGCAAGGGAAGTCTGATGCGATAGGTGATGTTAGTAAAAAAAGTAAAAACGTCAACATGTCGGTAAGAAAAACTCCCCAAGTGATTGGAGAAGGTGGATTTAAAGCTAGGCAAATTTCAGATACAAGCGGCAGAGGATTAAAAATTAGAAGTAAAAAATAAGTTTAAAAATTTAAAACAAAAATTATGGCAGTAGATGCAGTACCAGGTTTTGACTTGCAGCCAAGTTCAGAACAAGTCTTATTACAGACAAATTATATTACTAACTTTGATTTCTTAAATCAGTATCTTCCAGATACTTACGAAAAAGAATTTGAACGTTATGGAAACAGAACAGTAGCATCATTCTTAAGAATGGTTGGTGCTGAGATGCCTTCTAATTCTGACCTTATTAAATGGGCAGAACAAGG